CTGTGTATACAGATAGTATCCACTACCAATGATACCAGCAGTTCCTACAAATGATAGGACTGCGAGTACATTAATTAACTTTTGCATTTTGTTCCTCCTTTTTACCAATAGACGGTGCTTTCTTAGGAGCAGATCCGTTCTTGGCAGGAGACAATCCGAACGCAGCTAAGGATCCACTGAACACCGAGGCGATGAAGGTGGGATCAAAATCTAAAATCTTTTGACCATTGGGCAAGCGAACGTAGCTGAATGTAAGAAGGGATGCAGACCAAATGAGGACTACAACTTTCACTAGATTACCAAGAACTTCACTTTTATCTTCATCGTTATCCTTCTCTTCAACTACGACCTTAGATTTATCTTCAGTCATATTATTGGAGTTAGGCAGCTTTATTTATGCCTGTGCCTCTGTCCAAGAGAACTTAAAGTCAGCAGATCTAGAACCAGAACCGAAACCACCCGCGATGTTAGTAACACGTACAGCGAGAACCTCTGGACCATCAGGGAATACACCAGTTGGGTTAGCACCAGACGCAACGACGAGGTTTGCTCCACCACCACCTAGAACAGAGTTAGAGATTTCCTTAACGTCATCTAGAGGAACAGTAGATGCACCAGCACCGAAACCACCTGCATCACCAGCGTAGAATGCGTAAACAACTTCGCCACCTACTAGTTCACAGTTGTTATTGAGTTCAGCGTATTGTGCTAGTGATGTACCACCAACTGGTTCCCACTCTGCTTGAATTGTAACAGTAGGATTGAGGACTAGTTCTACGAAGAAAACACCGTTAGCAACAATCTGACAGTCTCTCATAACCAACTGCATTCTGTTGACCAGTTCTCTATCACCAAGTTGAGTTCCAGTAATACCATTATCAACAGTAGGTGCTAGTCTTAGTCCAAGAATAGCTTTGGTTGCACCAGAACTAACGCTTCTTCCCGTCTTGGTTCCAACAGAATAGATGTATGCTCTATCTTCATCGTACTCACCATCCATAATAATTGAAGAACCCCAGTGACTAATCTGTGGGACAGATGTTGCTTGGATAAGTTCAACACCAATCGGTTGAGTTGCACTGTATGTGAATGTAGAAGCAGCACCTGCACCAAGTGGTGGGAACTTAACACCAGCAGGATTGTCTGCTGTTACTGCTCTACTCAATGTAATGTTTGTTCCACTAATAGAGTGAACAAAAGTATCAGCAGGGATATCAGAGTTATCAATTACTCTTTGTCCTTTTTGAATACCAGTTGCAGAAGATACTGTACCAGAGGATTGACCGTTACCAATACTGAGAGTTACGCTAGCAGCACCTGCTTGTTCTCTAGTAATTCCAGTGAAGGAACCTGCTCTAGCACGAGAAAGAGGAGACAATGCAGAACCAGTAGCACCAGTCAATGCAATACCAGTAGAATCACCTTGTGTTTCTGTAATCTTAAATGTAGTAGAAGATGGAACTGCAGCAACAAAGTATGTCTTATTAGCAACAATGTTAGAGAATGGAGTATCAAAGATAATTGTTTGCTGACCGCCTGGTGTTAGTCCAGTGGTAGAAGAAACAACAATCGTATCGTTACCTGCGTCTACACTAATGATGTCCTGAACAAATGATGTTTTTCCAGTGTAATTAATGTATTCTTGCGTACCACCAGTAGCACTAGAAGATTGCTTAACGCGAAGTGTACCAGATGCTGGGAACTGAGTGAGATCATCAGCAACATATAGAGTGCTATCACCACTTCCAAACGTTCTAGTTGCAACTGTTTTTGGTGGAATAGTATTAACTTCATAACGAGCAGGTAGGTTACCTGAACGCATGTATGCCTCAGTATTCTGGTTGTTGTTAGGGATCTTGTGAGCGTAGATAACGTCACCATTTAGAGCACGGAAACCCCAGCGGATGAAACCAGCACCATACCAAGAGTAGTCCATATAGAACATCTGCATCTTGGTAACGTCTAGGTTATAACCTGTCTTACCAGTGCCATCACAACGGTCAATGTTCCAGTCACCCTGTTTCCATTCTACTTCTGTAGTCTTAGTTACAGGTACATTACCTGCGGAAGGACCACGATAGTCAGGGAAGATAACCATCTGTGTATCAGAGATGATACCATCAACACGATAAGAAGATCCACGAATGACAACATAGTCACCAGGCTGCAACTGCTTAGCAAACTTAGTGCCTTGTCCATTGATACCAGTGAAACTAGAAACTAGTGTGCTTCCATTGTTGACAGTAACTTTACCAGACAACTGGAATGTAGATGATCTACGAACAACACTTAGTTCACCGTTTGAATAACGGAAGAAGATACCGTTTTGCTGATCCATCATACCAATCTCAAGATTGGTTCCGAAAGCACCTTTAGGTGTTACTGTATACTCACCACCAGCAGTTGTTTCAGTTGGAGGAGTTGGAACTTCATACTCAAATGTGAATGGATCAATTACAGATGTAATTTGGTATGTTCCATTGTATGCATTATCAGAAACACCACGAACATCAACAACTGTATCAATTGTACAGTTATGTGCCTCAGTAGCTACAACAGTGATAGTTGTGCTGGATGATGTGATGCTATCAATATTTGGAATTGCAGGTTCTAGGATAGAACCAGTAGAGAATGATACACCTTTACCAGACTGATATCTGAAGTAACGTTTTGTCTGTCTGATTGCCTGTTGGTTCTTCGAGAAACTATTGGTAGAGAACTTAACACCACCGTCAAATGCTCTGTGAATTGAGTTACCTTGTGGTCTAGGATATAGTTTCTTTGTACCATTGTTGACGTTACCAGATGGTGCTGCATCTGGGAAATAATAGAAACGAGTAGGACTTTCTACTCTAGCAACAGTCCAAGATCCATTGACGTTAGTACCACTAGATCCAGCAACAGCAATCTCATTACCAACTTCAAGACCATGTGCTTGTGTGGTATCTACTTGAATAGAACCAAGCATGGTTCCAGAAGGTGTTCCAAGAGTAATTGAACCACCAATATCAGAACCAGTGAAGTGAACACCAGAATACAATGCTGTTCTACCACTATCAATAATAGCACCAGAACCTAATGTCCAGTCATACTTTGCAGTGTATTTAAAATCTGTAGATCCTTGTGTTTTGTCTACGATGAAGACACCATTTGCACCAGGGAACCTAGTGTCTTGCATGTAGATTGCAGTACCAGCAGGTGGACGTGTTGATACGTTAGTGTCTACAGAAACAGTAATCTCTCTACTGTTCTGTACTGCTTGTACATCAGTAATGACAATATTATTTGCAGACTTGTATGCAAATGGGTTGTTATTAATTAGTGCAACTGCTTCCCACTTCGTATCCTGTACACCATACTCAAAGTCAGTATCAATCTGTGCCTGTGGTGTCGATACTCTAGACTTGTTAACCGCGTCGTTATATGTTTCAGCAGGTTTTACAGTCTCTTCAAAGTCATCAACAATGATCTGTAGATCATCATCATCAGACATTGATGTTGTATCATACGACAACACAATTCTAGTCGTCGTAACATTACGGATGTCAGTTTGAATACTATAAGTTGTTGCAGTCAGTTCGGGGTCCGAGAAATTATAGATTACCTTGTTATCAACAACGTTAGTGATAAGAATGAGGTTTTCTCTTTGAACACCACCAGGGATGATAACTTCTCTCGCAGAAGCATCAAAGAGATAGTAGTTACTCTGAATGGTTTTCCTTGCCATTACCTATGTTCCTCGGATTGATATTATGCTTTATCTATTTATCAGACACCGTACTTAGTGCGGGTAGCATTGAAGTTTTGGGATACTTCTGTGGCAGTGAGTGCTTTATTATAAATTCTAACTTCTCCAAACTTACCATCAAAGTAACTTGAACCATTAGTATTAACTCCAATTCTAATATTTTCTCCACTACTAAAATCGATAGCAGAAGTGTTGTTAGATAAAGCAGTATCTTCTAAATTGCCATCAACATACAATCTCATTCTACCCTGACCACTACTTTGATCATAAGTTCCAACATAATGTTTCCATCCAGTATCACTCGTAAAGAACTCAGTTTCATCTAAGAAGGTTCCAGTATAAAATCTCCAGTCCATACTATCACCACCAGAATTACCACGCCCAAGATAACACTGACCTGTGCTAGTAGCAGTATCTCCAATAGAAATTCCAGAACCATCGTTTGTATAAGTATCAACCCTTAACCATGCTTCTACAGTTAATTCAGTAACTGATCCAGCATTCAATCCAGTATCAATATAT